AAACAAATTACAGACGGTTTAGGTAATGGAACACCTTTATACATATCTACTACACAAATCGGAATAGGAGTAACGCCAGAAGCAACTTATGATCTTCACGTTTACTCAAATGCCAAAGTAGGAGGTAATCTAACTGTAACAGGAGATTTAACAGTAGAGGGTACAACAACAACAATAGATACTCAAACATTAACTGTAGAAGACCCATTAATTGAAGTTGCAAGTAATAACACTTCAACAGATGCAGTAGATATAGGATGGTATGGTAAATACGCACCAAGTGGAACGACTTTATATGCAGGTTTATTTAGAGATACGGGAGATAGTAAATTTAAACTATTTAGAAATCTAGAGGAGCAACCAACTACAACAGTAAATACAAGTGGAACAGGATATACTAAAGCAGATTTAGTCATAGGCGATTTAGATGCTTTAGACATAGATGCAGAGAATATTACATTACCAACAACAGGCACAAATTCAGGGATACCAAGTAGTGTCGGTGTCGCATATTTCGGAAACACAAATAATAGAATATTTAATGATTCAAACGGAATTACTTTAAGGATTCAAGCTAGTGACAATTTAAACATTGACGCAGAGAATTTTAGCTTTAGCAATACTAATGGGAGTTTATTAAGAGGTGGCGATTCGGGTATTAGGTTATATTATCAAAACTCTGAAAAGCTAACGACTACAACAAATGGAATAGAAGTTACAGGAACGGGTAGTTTTACAGGACAAGTTACAATACCCGCAACGCCTGTAGCTGATACTGATGCTGCAAGTAAAGGATATGTAGATGGTTTAGTTGAAGGTCAAGATACTTTAGCAGAAATACTTGCTAATGGGAATACAACAGGAGGTACTGATTTAATAGTTAGTACTTCAGACCAAATATTTTTACCAAATGGAAGCGAAACAAATCCTGCATTAACTTTTACTAATGATAGTGATACAGGTATTTTTTTAAGTGGAGTAAGTTTAAAAATGTCTACGGCAGGAGAAGAAAGATTATCTATAGCTGATAATTTTATAAATTTTAAACCAGATGGATTTACAAGATTTTCTGTTAATTATAATGGTATAGTTGCTTATTTAGATACAGAAATACAAGGAGATTTATATGTAACAGGAGCATTTTTAGATTCAAATAATTCATCAGGTACAGCAGACCAAGTATTAGTATCTACAGGTACAGGAACGGATTGGCAAGATTTATCAGATATTTCAGGGGTAGATGGTTCAGGTACGGCTAATTATGTAGCAAAATGGAGCGATACAGATACAATTACTAATAGTATTATTTATGATGACGGAACAAATGTAGGAATTGGGGGTGCTCCTGACCAAAAATTAACTTTAAAAGATTCTGGAAATCTTTATATGCACATTGATAGAACAAGTGGAGCACAAGTTTATTTAGGTGCTACTGATACTGAGGGGTTATTAACAACAAGCAATTCTTTTCCATTAATTATTAAAACAAATAACACAACTGCTTTAACTTTAGATACCTCACAAAACGCAACTTTTGCAGGTACAATTTCTGGTACAAATATAAATTCATCAAACTATGTGCAAGTTCAAGTAGATGATGCAGAAATATATTGGACTAATACTGCAAATAATGATTATTGGAGATGGAGGCGAGATGCAAGTAATAATTTTATTTGCGACCATTATAATGGGAGTTCAACTACAACGGCTTTAACCATAGATAGTTCAGAAAACGTAGGAATTGGAGAAACAAGTCCTACAAGTAAATTACACGTTAAAGATACTCCTGTGGCAACAAGTGGAGCAATTTTGACATTAAGAAATTCACAAGCAACAGCATCTAATACAACTTTTGGCGGTATCTTTTTTAGTTCAACACCAGGATATGATTTTAGTATCGGAAAATCAAATGTAAATTCTACAACAACTTTAAGTTTTAGAAATGGAAACTCTGGTGCATCTTTAATGGACATTGATGCTGCTGGAAACGTAGGAATTGGAACGACATCGCCTGATGAGAAATTAGATGTTGTTGGTAAAATGAAAATATCTGATGATATTATTTTAGCACAAACTAATGGTAGAATTGATTATGATAATGGAAATTCTAATGGTGCATTAAGATTCCATTCAACATCAGCTAATGAAGAAAGAATGCGTATAACATCTGGAGGGCACGTTTTATTTGGTACTACTGACTCGGCTTTAAGTACTGGCGTAGGTTTTAAATATATTGATTCTGCAACAGCTCCATATTTTGGATTAACAGTAAATTCCTCAAGTGCAACTGGTGTGAGTAATTTCCATCACTATAATACAAATGCTACTTATAATGGCTTTAGATTTTATATAACTAATAATGGAGGTATTTATAATTATTCAGCGAATAATGTTAACTTATCTGATGAAAGAGTAAAAACTAATATAGAATTATCTGGTAATTATTTAGACAAAATTTGTTCAATACCTGTTAGGTTATTCAATTACAAAGATGAGCCAGAAGGAACTGAAAAAAATCTTGGAGTTATTGCACAAGAAGTTGAAGCTATTGCACCAGAACTTGTAAACCCAGAAGGTTTTGGGGAAACACCAGAAGATGGGATACCTTTAAAGAGTGTTTACACAACAGATATGATGTATGCTTTAATGAAAGCAATACAAGAATTAAAAGCAGATAACGATAGCTTAAGGGCAAGAATAGAAACTTTAGAAAATAATTAATTATGGCAAATACTTATAATTGGAAAATTAATGCGTTAGACGCAAAAATTCAAGACGGAGATAATAGCGATGTTATCTACACAGTACATTGGAGTTATATTGCACAAGACGAATCAGGAGAACACACAGCAAGTTCAATAGGTACGTTAGGTGTGACTTATGACCCAGACAACTTTATTCCTTATGCTGACCTAGAAAAAGACGATGTAGTCGGATGGTTAGAAGCAGGATTAGATGTTGAAGCAATGAAAACAAATTTAGATAATCAAATTGAATTACAAATAAACCCAGTAGATGAGACATTAAGACCTGACTGGGATTAATTATATTTGAATATAAATTTAATATTATGAGTAAAATAAAAAAAGAAGAATTAGAATCATTACAAGAATCACAAAAGAAGTTCGCTGCTATTAAGCACGACTTGGGACAGCTTGAAGTACAGAAACACGGATTACTACATTTGTGGGCAGGTCTTCAAGAGGAAGAAAATAAGTTTAAAAAAGAGCTAGAAGAAAAGTATGGTAAAATAAATATCAACTTGGAAGATGGTTCTTATGAAGAAATTAAAGAAGAAAATAAAAGTTAATATTATGAAAAACGAAGTAAGTGAAAACACAAAGCTAACGCTGGATTTAAGAACCATTGGTATCGTAATAGCAGGGGCTGTTTCACTTGCTTTAATGTACACCGACCTAAACGCAGGTATAGAAGAAGCTAAACTACTTCCAGAACCTAGCATATCACGAACTGAATACGATTTGAAAGACCAGTTAATCCGTGAAACAATCGAAAATACAGCAAAGCAAGTTGAGGAAAACAGCGATAAGTTAGATAAAATAGATGAGAAATTATATGAAATTATACAGAAATGAAACAGATATTTGTCCTAATTGCGTTGTTTGTATATGCTATAGCGAGTAGTCAAGAATATACAGTTCTACATATTAATAGTACTTGGAACTCTAGGAATGATTATAAGCAATTAAATCAGATTAAGGGTGCAAGGATAATCAAAGCATTATTAGAAGACCAACAACCAAGCATTAAGCGTCAAATAAAAGCTGTACCTGTTATATTTATATATAAAGGAAGCAGTTTAGTAGGTAGATGGGATGCTGATATTTCTTTAACAATAAAAGCACCTGTAGAAGAAATGCAAGAAGCAATAGACAGTTCTAAATATACAAGAGTAGCAACAAATGATTAGTAAGCATATATCTGAAAAAGAAGCAACTAAAAGCGTTACAGCTTTACGATTAGGTATAGATAATACGCCTAATGGAGATAGTTTAAGTAATATGAAGTTAGTAGCAGAAAAAGTATTTGAACCTTTAAGAGAATATGTAGGAGGACCTATAAAGATTAATTCCTTCTACAGAAGTACAGCTTTAAATGAAGCTATAGGAGGTTCTTCACGCTCACAACATTGTCAAGGACGTGCTATTGATATTGACGATATATACGGACACAAAACAAATAAAGAGATGTTTAATTACATAAAGGAGAATTTAGATTTTGACCAAATGATATGGGAGTTTGGTAATGAAGATAATCCTGACTGGATACACGTTTCTTATGTTAGTGAAGATAAAAACAGAAACAAGATATTAAAAGCTGTTAGAGATGACGGCAAAACTAAATACATTGATATAACATAATGAAAGAAATACTAGCTAAAATCTTTGGAGGTGCTGCAGGTGGTGTAGCAGAAAAAATATCTGGAATAATTGACAAGCATACTTTTAGTAAAGAAGAAAAATCAAGATTTGAAAAAGAGATGACAGAAGTATTTATAAAAGCTGAACAAGATATGCAGCATAATGTTACTGAAAGATGGAAAGCAGATTTAGAACACGGAAACTGGCTTACTCGTTCTGTTAGACCTTTAGTGTTAGTATTTTTAATAGTTACTACTGTATTGATGGTATTTATAGATTCAGGTTCTTTAAAATTCAATGTAGAAGAAAAATGGACTGACTTATTACAACTCGTTTTAATTACTGTAATAGGTGCTTATTTCGGTGGGCGTAGTATTGAAAAAGTAAGAAAACAATAATGGCAAAGCTAGTAGTAAATATATACAAGTCAAATAAGCGCAAAAGGAAAGGCATACACGCTAAATCTAAATCTTCTAAAGTAAAAGCATCAAAAAATTATTTTAAACGCTATAAAGGTCAAGGTAAATAATATGAACGCAATAGAACATTTTTTAGGAATGTGCGGAGAAGCACACCCAAACGTATGGACAATAATACTTTTAATTGTATTAGTAAAATTTATGCTATACAAAGCGTATTCAAAATAATTTATATATTTGTTTTCGCTTATAGCTAAACTTCAAGACCCTAATAAAGATGGACGCTTGTTGGAACAGATAAATTTGAATTTTGTTTTTCTAGGGGGACTTTTTCTTTTCTTTCTTTTTGTCCTTTTTCTTTCTTTTCTTTTAATTCTAATTTTATATATTTGACAATATGTTAACATTTATGATAGACAAAATACTTAATTATAAAAGAGTAAGTGACAAAGGCAAAATAGATAGGTTGCTAGAATTGGATTCTACGTTATATGCTAATTTAGGTAGTGACAGTACAAAAAAAGAAAAACTAGAAGTTAAGAAACAAAGTAGACAAATATATCTAGCTATTAAAACTCTTGACAAAGCAACAGGCGACCAGTTTTTAAGAGCAATGGACAAATGAGAAAGATTAGTCGTAAAGGTCTTATAAACAAACTAGACAGAATATTTAGCGAATACATACGCAAAAGAGATGCAGATAAAAAAGGTTTCTGTAAATGTATAACTTGTCAAAGAGAGTTTAAGTGGAACGAATTAGACGCAGGTCATTTTATATCTCGCAAAGAAATGTCGGTACGTTGGGACGAAAGAAACGTAGCTGCTCAATGTCAATACTGTAATCGTTTTAGATATGGTCGTCAGTATCAGTTTAGTTTAGCATTAGATAAAAAGTCAAAAGGTCTTTCTAAACGACTTTATAATAAGTCAAAAGAAGTAGTAAAGTTTAGTATGACTGACCTGAACGAAAAAGTGGAATACTTTAAAAATAAGTTGGAAATAGAGAATAAACGACTATCTTTGTAAATTCTTATCTAATAGGTTTTATAACCTAAATATTCGGTAAGTGTTTTGTTTTTAAGAGGGGAGATTAATTTTTCCCCTTTTTTTTTTATAAACACTTGATTTATTAACTTTTTTTAATTAGTTTAGTAAAAAATAAAACATTTACTATGAATAGATTACAAAAACTTTTAATTGAATCTGACTATAAGTTACTAGAACACGTTACTAGGTTATATAAGTCAGGAGATGTATCTGAAGAAACTTATTTAGATACAATAGCTACAATGATAGAATTAACTCACTTAAAAACTTACAATGACACTACACTTAAGTAAAGAAGAATTTAACAAAGAAATTGAACGTCTACATAATAGAATAAATTTCTTGACTAAACACGTTGCTAAACAAAATGAAGAAATCGAAAACTTAAAAATTAAAAACAGATTACTTCACGCAAAGAACGAAATTTTAGAAGAACTAGAAACAGAGAATTATTTAGAAACAAAAAATTAATTATATTTAACTATGCAAAGTAAAATTACAGACATTAAGTCAAAAGGTACTGCACAACTAAAACACGGTACTTTCACAAAAAGCGAGGTCTTTCTCGCAAATGGTAACGCTTATACTTTTCTTTCAAAAGGAGAATTTAAAAAGAAAGTAGGCGATGTTATTGATTACGAAATAACTAACGAAGAATACGGAACTGCTAAACTTGTTTACTTACAAGACAAACCTGTAAGAGCAAATGATACTCATAATAGTATTTTAAGACAAGTAGCATTTAAAGGAGCTATAGAATTAGCAAGTTCTGGTAAAATTAAACTAGACGAAGTAGAACAATTTACTAACCAATTTAACGAGATATTAAAATGAAATTAACAGGAACGATAAAATCAATAGGAGAAACAAAAGAGTTTGCAAATAACTTTAGAGTAAGACCATTAGTATTAACAACTGATGACCAGTACCCACAAACTTTACAACTTGACTTTACAAAAGAAAAGACATACTTACTAGACGAATACAATGTAGGCGATAGTGTAAGTATTGATATAAACTTAAGAGGTCGAGAGTGGACAAGTCCGCAAGGCGAAGTAAAGTACTTTAATAGTATTATAGGATGGAGAATAGAATCTAACACTCCTATAGTAAAAGAAGTAAAAGAAGCTGTGACAAATGCACAACATAATCCAGATAGAGAAGTAGTACAAGATTTACCTTTTTAATGGAGCAACAGATACGACAAATAACTAACCATTTAACTGAATTGCTATTAGCTAAAAACAAAGCATATGGCAATACTGCACAAGACCCTGTGAATATATTTTCAAAGCTAGGAGCAGAAGAAGCGATTAAAGCTCGACTAGACGACAAGCTAATGAGAATAAAAAACAAGGGCATTAATGACAAGACAGAAGATACGTTATATGATTTAGTAGGTTATTTAATTTTATTAATTTTAGTTAGAGATACCGAAAAAGATGCTGATTAATTTTGATGACCAGATAAGTAAGATACACGATATCAGGACTGGCAAAGTCAAAGAAGGATTGTCTTTAGGATTCCCAGATATAGACCAATATTTTAGGTTTAAGTTTGGGAATTTTAATATTATACTAGGACACGCCAATTCAGGTAAAACTACAGTTACTTTATTTTTTATGTTATTATATTCAATAAAGCATAATATTAAGTGGCTTGTATTTTCTAGTGAGAACGAACCTTATAGCATTATTAAGAAACTTATTGAGTTTATGTCAGTCAAACCTATAAACAAAATATCAGATGAAGAATTTACTAAACACCAAGAGTTCATATTTAATCACTTTAAATTTATTGATTGTAACGAGCTGCATACTTATAGGTCGCTTATTGACTTGGCTACTGTTATTAAAGATGCTTGGCACTTTGACGGATTTTTAATTGACCCTTATAATTCTCTAGTCAAAGACAGAGATACGTTAAAAGGTATTTCAGGTCACGATTACGATTATCAAGCTACGTCAGAATTTAGAGTATTCTGTAAAAAGTATAATGTAGCAATATGGTTATGTACTCACGCAGCTACAGAAGCATTAAGAAAAAAGCATAATCAAAATGAAGATTATGCAGGACACCCTATACCACCTATGGCTAGTGATGTAGAAGGAGGCGGTAAGTTTGTTAATAGAGCAGATGACTTTATTTGTATTCATAGGTATATTCAGCATCCTACTGACTGGATGTATTCAATGATACACGTTAGAAAAGTTAAAGAGATTGATACAGGAGGACGACCTACACCAATAGACGCACCTATAAAAATTAAATCTATTATAAATAATGTAGGATTTAAGATAGGAGAAAGTCAAGCAATAAACAGTACAATAATAGAACAAATGAATTTACCATTTTGAAAACACTAGTAGAAATAGCATATCAGAAACACGATAGATGGATTGATATAGTATCTACATTTGGAAGTTTAAAACAAACTGAAGTAGAAGATATAGTACAAGAAATGTATTTGTTATTAATTAAGAATCAACAAAAAGGAATTGATTTTAGTTATGAAGAAGATGTAAACTATTATTATGTATTTAGAATACTAAAGGGTTTATGGGTTGATTTAATGAGAAAAAAATGTAAAGTAAAATTAGTTGAGCTTGAAGGAATAGATATATCACAAGACGATAATGCGAATTATGAAGAAGCATATAGTAAAATACAAAAGGTATTGAAAGAGATGCGTTGGTATGATGCAAAAGTATTTGACATTATAAACTCTGGAGAATCAATAAGCGAACTATCAAGAAAGAGCGATATAAGTTATTATTCATTATACAATACTTATAATAAAGTAAAACAAAAACTAAAAGAGCATTTATGAATTTTAATAGCGATTTTAAATATGATTTACAATTAGGTCAGTTAGGCGAAAAGTATTTAAACGATATATTAGCTAATAAAAAAATAGAAGTTAAAACAGATTTACAATTTAAAGATACTGGTAATATATATATTGAATATGAATCAAGAAACAAACCAAGTGGAATTGCTACAACACAAAGCGACTGGTACGCATTTGTATTAAGCAAAGAAAAAATAATACTGATAGCAACAGATAAACTAAAAGATATTTGCAGAAAATATATAGGAACTAAATTTGATAAAAGAGGAGGCGATAATAATACTAGTAAAGGTATTTGTATTCCGATAAAAGAAATATTATGAAAAACAAAAAAGTAAGATTTATACCGTGTTCGGAGTTTCAGCAAATATATAGTTGGAATGGAAGAACTAATAAAAAGTCAAATTATGTTCCACAGCATATGTTAGAAAAATATAGAAAAAAGAAATGAAACTAGGCGATAAATTAGAAACAATAATAAATGTCATTACTTTAGGTAAGGGCAAAGCTATAGCAACTTGGATAGCTAATAAACTTGGCTATGAAGATTGCGGATGTGAAAAACGTAAAAACTATTTAAATGGAATCACAAGAGATGGAACAGAAACTAAATAAAGAAGAATACGACAAGTGGACAGAGTTCAAAGCTGTAAAGAGTAATAAAATCAGTCGTAAAGAACAAGAACTAATTGCAACTATACATAGTAAGTATTTCGCTCACAAGTTTTATTTACCTTGCGGATGCAGTCCGAAACAATGGAATAACTGGATTAAACAAATAAACGAATTATACGAGCTTGGATATAGAAAGAATACATAAGTTTGAGCAGACCGTAGTTACGTTTATGAATGAGTTTCAGGATTGGCAACTTGAATGGTCAGGAGGTGGCTTTGAACATTATGACGCAAAAGGTTTAACGCCTAAAGGTCACGAGTGCGTAATTGAAATGAAATTTAGAAATAAATATTATTCAGACAAATTGTTAGAAAAAGACAAGTACGATGCACTAATGAAAATGGATGAAGAAATAGTAAAGCTATATTTAGTAGCAGACCCTAAAGCGACATATTTATTCTGGTTAAACTATTTAGAGATGCCTGTTGTTAAAGAATTGTATTGTCCTGACACTACATTATGGACAAAGAAGAAAGTATTAAAGAAAGTATATTTATTGGACGAATCAATGGCTAGTATTGTCGTTCCAGAATAATTTTATATATTTATCAAAAATTGTTAATTATGCCTATACCAAAACCAAAAGCAAACGAATCAAGAAAAGATTTTATTGTAAGATGTATGTCAGATAAAATAATGGTAAATGAATACCCTGACAAAGAACAGCGACTAGCTGTATGCTCAACTCAATTTAAAAACAAATAAAATGAAAAAACAAAGACAGTATCGAAGTAATCAAGGTCGTGACCCTAAAAAGAATCAAGAATGTTATAAGACAATAGAACTTGCGGTTATAGTATTTACTATAGCAATTATTGTTAGTTTAATTATACAACAATGACAATAGTACAGAAGCAAGTATATGAAAGTAATTTTAATATGATAGGTTACTTTCTAAAGGAAGCATACGAGAAATCTACAGGTGCGAAAAAAAAACAAATAGCAAATCTTATAGGAAACATAAATCAAATGTATCTATATACTAATATGCTAGAAACAGAAAATCATATACTACAGTCACGAGAAGATGAAGTTAATAATGAAAAAATCAAGTGGGCTGAACGAGCTAGAGTAGCAGAACAAGTAATATTTAAAAATGATAAAACTATTAGACCAAAAGAATTATAAGAAAGAGGACGTACTTAAAAAAATGTACGACGACAGCTATTACTATGGTACGTTAGGACAACTAGCATTAAGTAGCAGTTCTTTAAAACTCTTATTAGACAGTCCTAAAAAATATGCTTATGTGAGTGAGTATGGAAGTCCAGAAAGTCAAGCATTAAGAGATGGTTCACTT